ATTTCTATTCTCCTTTAATTTTATTTACTGCTTTATTTCCTAACAAGTATGTAGAAATAACAGCTATTACAACTGCTATAGTATTTGTAACCTTATCAGCATTAATATTCCATATTGGAGCAATGCCTATAATAAGTGCGTTTACTATAGTTAGTATATTAAGCACATATTTGCTAATTTTTTTAAATTTTTCCATTTCTTCTCCTCCTTCCTATATTTTTTCTTTTTTCAACAATTGTTCCCAGTGCTCATGAATATAAGAATTGCCACCCAATTTATTGTATTTATCATATAATTCATGTGCGTTAAGTCTTTGAATTTGACTTTTTGGAACATTGTGTTCTACATCTGAGATAAAATTTGTCAAATCCGTTTTAATTGATTGTAGTTCCAAATCATCAATTCTTTTTACTAACGGATTTAATGTTTTATCTATTTGTTTGCTAAACATACTAAAAATATATTTAATTGAACTTATAAATCCAACTAAAAAAGCAAGTGCTGTAGCTACTTGCCCTAACGTTATATTTTCCATTTCTATCCTTTCTTTAAATAATAAATCAATTATATATTACTAAAATTATATTGAGTTCCACCACTTGGTTTAGTGCTTTGTTTCCAGCCATAACCCTCAAAAACATTCCATGGTTCATATCCTGTATTCCATATTGATAATAATTGTACTCTCATTGGAACATAATAATCGGGTAGATATGCATATATATCAACTGAATTATCACTATTACGTATAGCCAATAAATTAGAGGATTTTATATTTCCAGTTATTATTTTGCATTGTAAATCAAGATTGTTAAAATATGATATATATATAATACCAAAAAGTCCAGTTGCACTACCCATCCCAGGAGTTAACAATAAAGTTATATCTCGACTATTCCAACCACCTGTTTGAGGCAAGTGTGCTATTCGACCCCAACCTGGTTCTCCAGTTTTATCATTATATATTTGTTTAGTACTGTATAATTCTATTTTAGTTTTTAAATCTTGTCTATCTTTACCTTTATACATTATACAAGAACTATCAAAATAAATTTTATTCTCAGGTTTAATTGATTCTGCCATATTATTGACTTACTAAGCATTCAAAGTTTTAGGCTATTCTTTTATATACATAACTAGTTTCATTTTTGGCATAGACTTCTACCAATAATGAACATTTAACTCCATAGCAAGCGGGTGTTAATGTAGTATTGTATATTATTCCACAAGGATTTACATAGAAATTTACATTTCCGCTTGTTTTATAAATATACATATTTGATGCCCCGCCATAAGATTCAGCAACAATTGGAGGACTCATTTGACCACCATTGGAAATTATCGTTCCCGCTGGTAAATCATTTTCATTTTGTTCCCACCATATGTTTCCATTAGTAGAAGTTCCGTTGTGTAAAGAAAAATGCACATAGGCTTTTACTACCCCAACTATATTTTGAGTATATATATGGAAAGTGCCTGAATCAAATTTTAATATATCATCTACTAAAGAATTTATAGTATAGGTTTTAGATGGTATTTTAGTATCTGAAAACGGCAATCTAGAGCCAGCTGTCATTTCGCTAGTATTGCTAGAATTATTATAAGCATTACCGGTAGCAATTAATTCACCACCATGAAAGCTTTGCACTAATATCCACGTTCCATCAAAATAAACCGAAGGATTAATATTTTTTGTACTAGAATATATGCTACCTACCGGCAAATACGGGTACGGAAAAATATAGCCCTTATCATCTTCGAATTTTATACTTTTTCCCATTTTTGTTTTTTTGTTAGAGTTTATCGAGATATTATTTCCATCTTCCTACTGCTAAAACCTGAAATGTATGATATTGTGATGCGTTAAAAGTTGGCCCGGACACATAAATTTTTCCAGCATGTGATTTGGTGGCGTTTTTCACACCTCCTAAAATGCCATCATTTCCATACAATGCGACAAATACAAATGGTGTATACGCAAAAGATATTGGAAAATTTCCTAAATCTACTGGTTCAGTACTTTCATACAATGTTCCCCATTCTTGTGTTCTTTTAACAACAGCATCGACTTGATGGACAGTAATTAATCTTCCTCCAGCGTATTTAGTATAATTTCCATTGCTTGTTTCCCCACATTCCACAACTGAACTATTAAGTAAATTACTTAATAATTCTTTGTTATGAATTATTCCGGTGCTATCCCAATAAATATTATTCTCTAATTTAATTGATTTACTCAATTAAATCACCTCTAACAATACCTCCTCTCTTGAGAAGATAAACAAAAGGAAGTGTGCTTAAAGTAAGCATACCTCCTTTCTTTTTCCAAAACAAGACAATAGTTTGCTTGCTTGCTTGCTTGCTTGCTTGCTTGCTTGCTTGCTTGCTTGCTTGCTTGCTTTAGGATTTTCTCATTCTTACGAATGAGAGTCAATAGTTTTTTTAATTTATTTTTCATTTTATTCTCCTTTACCATTCATCTACTTTTACCAATTTCAAAAATACCCCATTTAACATCACTCCATCTCCGAAAATTACAAAACCAGCTTCGCCTTTTGAAATAGTATTTTGATATTCAAAAGACATAAGCTCGTCTCTAGCTGTATACATAATTTCATATACTTTTTGGTAATCCCATGCTCCACTTGTTGTCAAAGGATTTACCAATTTTAAATTTTCAGTTTTAAACGTGTTGTTTATTATTGTTGGAGTAATCGCTGTAGCGCCATTTGTCCAAGTAGTTTGACCTTTTTCACGACATTTCCAACTAATTGCTAAAGAGTTATTTTTTGAACTACTAAATGCTCCATTAAAGTAATTCCCTGTTAAATTAGTTTGCATTTCTGAACCGGTTTGCGTTGGTCTAGAAGTTGTCGCATTATAATTTAAAGGAATATAATTAATTCTCTTAAAATAATTACTTTTACTACTATCTGAAGATTGAAATTCATATTCTGCAGAATAACCTCTAGTATCTTCAATTCGCACTGTATATGTATTAGTATTAGGAGTTAAAACATATTTAGTTCCTAAAGTTTGCAACGCTCCATTAATATACAATTTTGATATTGAAGAACCATTTTTAGCTGAGTAAGTTAAATTAATTTCTGCCACTGATTTATAATCAACCAGAGTTTTATTTGACCCTGTTAACGCAACCGTTGTAGAATTTGTATCACTTATTGTTCCAGAAATTGTTGGAATACACCTATTTTCTAAACAATAAATAGTTATTGAATATGATTTAGTATCGCCTATTTTTGTTGAACCACTATAAGTTTCCAAATACAAAGTACCATATCCGTATTTTGAATTTGGTATTTGACTATATAAATTCGATGGAATAGCCCAACTGCATGAATTTCCAGCACTTGTAGCTATTATCCCAGATAAATTGCCAAAAGAATATGATATCTTATGTGTAAACGTATCACTATTTCTACTAATGAAAATATTTAACGTTTCTTCAATATAACCATTACCAAAACTCATACTTGATTCCCGAGGAATTGTCGTTAAACTAGTGTTATCCGTAGACAATTCAGTCGTATTTGGAGCATAATTATTTGTATGTTTTTTTGTAAACACCAATTTTGCATAACCTTTTAGAGTACCATTCGATTTGTGTTCTACACTTATTGTTTCACTTAATGTGTAAGTATTATTTTTTACAAACGTAGAAATATCTAACGATTTCAGTAATTTAGGTGTTGTGTTTTTATTGTCATCTACCCAATAAATTGCTAATGTATTTGTTGTGCCAGACCACCGAATGTCTTTCGCGTACATTGTGCCAGTAACTTCAATTGATGAAGTGTTATTTACTTTATCAGTTGATTTTTCATTGAAGGAAATTGTAAAAGTATATGGATATGCTTTTGGGCTAGCCGGAGCATAAACATTTTTTGATTTATATCCACTTGCCAATTTTAATCACCTCCAACATAAAAAAACGCAAGCCCTTTTCCGTGCGTTTCATCTTCTATTACTTCTTGTCTAAAACTATTTGATATTGAAAAATATCTATCAACTTCAATATTATCTACTCTTAAAACAGAACGTTTCAAATTTTCATCGTAACCAGCAAAAAGTAATTCATTATTATTACTTTTATCTACAACTACAATTGCATCAGTATCAGCATTAAATCTTGTTTTTGAGTCACTAGAATCTATTGTTAGGCCTTCGTCATTAAAAGTAAATCCTTTATCAGTTTTTAATTTTGATACTCCGTTTTCTTTTATTTCATTTACCGCTGTTATTGAAAACGCAGAATCTGTCAAAGCTGTACTTACATCTTTTTTAATTTCGGTAACTGATGATTTTGTTGCATAATCATCAAATTTTTTATTTATTTCTCCTACGGCATTATTTAAAGATGTTTCGTTATTATTTGCTTTTGCAGAAACTTCTTCAACTTTAGTAGATATTGAAGACACTGAAGAAGATATTCTACCATTTTCTACAGATAAATCCGATATTGTAGTTCCCTGCTCAGTTAAAGTAGTATTAATTGTTCCTATTTTTTCATCATAATCGTTAACTATTTCTGTTATTTCTTTTTTAGTCGAATAATTTTGTTTAACACTGAGTTCAATTTCATCGTTTGCTTTTTTTATTTCTGATTGAACATCACTTTTAGTGCTAAAAGTTTCATCTACTTTTTCTTTGGTATAATAATGATTTTCAATATATTCTATTGAAACATCGGTATCTCGTTTAATCCAATGATTTTTATTATATACATCACTATCTTGAGTGGCAAAAACCCAGTCACCTTTAGCAACTGGATTTTCTGTTTCTCCTGGAGGTAAATCATCATCAGAGATAGTATCTTCTACAATCCACAAATCATCTTTTTTATATGAGGTGGGTTTACTTGTATAAATTGATTTCTTAGAATTAATTTGATTATAAATAGACATTGGCACATCTACTTTTGCCCATGCGTAAGTTACTGGGTTAGTATTTTTCTTACAAAAACGATACTGATTACTTGTAGTAGTATCATACCAGTAATCCCCAACATGTTTGGCTTTTAAAATATCTGTTGTCCAATCATTTGCTGGGTCATCACTTTGATACCAACTTTCAACTTTATCATCAATTTGTTTTTCTAATTGCATTTTATCAACAGAATATGTATTATCAATAAAATCAGTAATAGTTGTATCATCAGTTGCTATTACAACCCAGTCATTTATGCTAAACACTCCCATTAACTTATCTCTAATACACCGATATAATTTATTATTGTAAGATAATAGGCTATCTTTGTAATATGGTGGATTAGGAGGAACACTATAACTTTTGGGCAAATTATCTATTTGATTACTAATAGCATCTTTACTATCAGATAATTGCTTATCCAAGTAACCTTTAGTTATATAATCATTATCATATTTTGGTTCTCTACTTATATTATTCATTTTCCCTCCTAATCATATAATTTATTCCATATTTCTTCTTTTTCTTTTTTAGTAATATCTAATTTATTAATATAATTAAATAAATAAGCACGATAACTTTTAATGCTATAATTGGTTGTTACTCCAAAAAGTATTGTTTTTTCTGCTTTACTTATATTCAATTTGTTAATGTAATTAAATATTGCTTGTTTTCTTGCGTTCTTCATTGCCGTAGTATCACCTTTATATTTATCTTTAACATCACTTACTGCTTTTTTAGCTAAATAGTAATCAGATATTTGTCCCTTCGCCATTGTATACGTTTTTACACCATTGTAAGTATTAGACATTTCAATTCCAACTACATCTTCTCTTGCTTTATTGTAAGAATAATCAACAATATTTTTTATTATTTGACTTTTCTCTTCATCTTCAAGTTTTACATAGTTAGAATTTTTCAAAAGAAGTTTTATATTATCTTCAATTATTTTACCTGAAACTTTTGCGTATTCAGTTCTTTCCTTAGTTGAAAGTATTGTCTTTTCTCCTTTTTGATTAATGTAATAAGGTGTAACTCTTGGCATTATTGTTTGGTCACCAGTTACTTTATAAACTCTATAAATTTCTGATGCACTTTCACTTATATTTTCCGTATTAACATTAGCTGGATTAAGAAATACATTAAAAATATTATTTTTTCCACCATATCTAAGTATTTCTCTTCCCATTGTGTCAACACTAGGTGATAGAGTTTTGCTTAAGCCTGGTAATTTGGCTTTTATTTTATTAGTAGCTGTTTGTAAAGGTTTATCATATTCATAAGTTTGTCTTTGCGTTGTATCAGTTAAATCAACAATTTGTTTTGAAAATGTTGGAATAGCTCTTGAAGGTAATTCTAATACCTCATTTATTATTCCCGAAACAACTCCTGCGTTATCACTTAAAACATCGTTTATGCTTGATAAGAAAGATTGTTCGAGTAATATGCTACCTGCAGTGTCTAAAGAGTTAACTATGCCTTCTAAAAGAGCTTGTTCTTTATTTCTTTTAGAATTTTCTATATTAGCCATTATAGACAATGGAGCTGCAATCGGTTGTGCCCAGTCATAAGTAAATGACTTATTACCTATTTTGATTGAATACGAATTAATTCCTAGAGTATTTTTTATAAAGTCTCTAGTATCCTTGTCATCATCACTTTCACCACTTGTTATACCAGCCTTAGCTAATGCCATACCTAATACATATAACATAGTTCCAGCTGTTGCCTTACCTAGAGTTTGGACAAAGTCATGTTGCATTTTTGCAGTAAACTGTCCAGTCTCAATAGCATTATTCATCGCCTTGTATTTTGTTAAACTATTAACTAATCCAACTGGAGAATAATCAACAATAGCTTTAGTTAAGTTAGCAGGCGTTTTTGCAAATGGAATTAACACATCGCCTAGACCATATCCTCCTAGTTTTATGTTATTTAGTCCACTTCTTACACCAAGTACAAACTTAGTATATTTGTTGTTATCATTCCATGTCCTCGATAAAGCTTCTTCGTGGGCAATATCAATCATTTCTTGTGTAACTTCGGTAGTATGATTTAAAATCATTTGATTTTGTAAGGAATTTTCAAATGATGCTTCACTAAATACTCTGTCACCAGCATCCATAACATAATTTAATAAAGCTTCTGTTCTATTTAATGATTTACCTATTAAATTTTTATCACTGAATGACTTTCTACTTGATATTTCAAATCTATTACCATCCATATCTTTAGTATTAATACCTTTTTTATAATCATTTGTTGCTTGATATGCCCCTTTTTTCATTCCTTCAAGAATTGCTTTTATATTCATATTTCCTGTTGTTCTAACACCAGTTTTTTTAGCTATTTTTTTATCCATTCTACTTGCAAAAACATCACCAATATAATTAATTGGAGCAATAATAGCATTACCGGCAACATTTCTTACTTGAGTTTTAGGATTGAATAACATTGATATTCTCATCCAAGATTTTATTCTTCCATCTTTATCTGGTGGTAATTTATCTATCATCATTTTTTGAATTTCTGCAAGTTTAACTTTCTTGTCATATCCCTCTGGCATGTCTTTTACTTCTTGCATGGTATCCATTATAAATTGAACTTCATTTGGTTTTAAATCAAAATCATTTTTATATTTATCAATCCACTCTTTAGTTTTTCCTTTAACCATCTTTTCATAAGCATCGGATAATTCACTTTGAGCGTATTTTACCATACCTTCAGGTGACATTCTAGCCATAATATTAAATGCTTGTACAGTTTGACCGGCTTTAGTTCCTATATCCCTCATTTTTTTAGCTACTTCAACCATGCTATTATAGTCACCACTATCACTATATTGTTTTAATAGTATCCATCCTTCTGCAACATCAGTAGGAGTGGCATCTTTACTATCCATTTTTGCCCATCTTAATGTTTCAGAAGCCCCGCCTTTATTTAATTTCTCAAATGCTTCATTAAGACTCTCTTCATTTGTTATTTTTTTATAGTATTTAACTTCATCACTTGATAAGATATATTCTTTTTGAGTATCATTAAGCATATTAGTTTTATCTTTAATATTAGACCAGTAGCGACTCTCGCCTGCACCTTTTTCTACCTTAACTTTTGATAATTCTGGTGTTGTTAAAGCATCATTAACTGATAAATCAGCAATCTCATTTGGGTTTAAAGTTTTTTTAACTTTTTTATTATCAGACTCATTTTTATTAATTTCATTAAATCTAGCATTTGATTTTAGCATTTCGTTGCCTTTTAATTTAACGTCATCAAAGTAGGTTCTAGTACCCTTAGATTTATAATTTTTTTCTAAATGTGCTTGCCATAAGAAATTATTTTGTGAGTACTTTGTGTTATCGTCAGGAAAGTATCCAAATTCATTTATATCATCGCCAGCAAAAAGTATATCCTTTGCTTTTACTTTCATTTCAAGAATGTTGCCTTTTCCATTAAATTGAGTATTGTTATGATATTCTGCATATGATTTTGATGGTGTCACCCAGTCACCAACATTTATCTTATTTCCAGGTGTCGCCCTATATATTGTTATTTCTGCTTCTGGATTATTTCTAACTTTTTTTAACGCATTTAGCGATTCATTGTTATATTTTTCATTCAAATTTAAATACCATTCGGGATGTTCAAAAATTCCAGACATGTTTGCTTCAAAATTAGACGCATTTCCATAGCCTTCGCTTGGCCTATGGTTCATAAAATAATCTGTTTCTGTTCCCAAATTATTTATATCATTATTAATTTCTATTTTTTGATGTGTATCGGAAGCTGCTTCATATATTTTGTTTCCTAAATCTGCACCTAATTCTTTAATTGCATTTGTATTAGACCATATATTAAATTCATTTAACAAATTATTATTAGAGTCCATTAAATAAACTTTTACGTCACCATCATCTTTTCTAAAGTATTCTATATAATTTGTCTTAATTAAATCATCATATCGTTTCGCATCTGCAAAAGAAAAAGAACTATTATCTAGTTCCAAATTTTCAATATTTTCTTCAATGGCATTTTTTAAATCTTCTATCGCGTTCTTCTCGCTATAAATTATCGGTCTTCCAGAATTATCTTGTGTTGCTATTCCAGGTACATATTGTGCATCATATATATGCTGTTCATATCCATGAGAAGTTTTCTTTGGTGGTCTTATATGATCCGACACTCTCAACTTGCCTACGTTTTCTCCATTATAATAAAATTTTACATAAAAACTATTACTTTGAGAACTATTCTCAACATCCATGTCTAATTGCGGATATTTTTTTAGAATTTGATTAACTATATTTTTTGTGCCTCTTTGTACTTTCTCACGAAAACTACTTACATTATTTTGTTCTGATTTTTCATTTATTTCATTAAATCTTTTTTGTAATTCATATGCATCTTCCGGTGCACTGTTAACTCCTCCACTTTCTTCATAGTACTTTATTAATTCATCTATGTCTGTTACATTGTTTATCATTTCCTCACTATATTCATAGACTTGTTTTTCAATATCACCAGATGCGTACATATCTTCAATTATTTCTAACTCTTCAGCTTTAAATCTTTCGATATATTTTTCAATGTCCTCTTTTACCCATTTAGTTTCGTCAGATATTTTTTTATTTCTTTCATCTCTACGTTCAACATTATCAATTGCATTATCAATTTTTTCGTATAAAGAATTATAGTCTTGTGTATTATTTTCGTTTAACGGCATAGAATATTTAGTAGATGTATCACTATTGACTTTAACGTCAGTTTGTGGTATATTAGTGTCATTAAAGGAACCGTGGGCTGATTTATCAGCCATGATAGATAAACTTGTTTTATCTAGCACGGCTCCTTTTTTTTCTTTAAAGTTATCTAAATCATAAGCAAAATTATTATTGTTGTCCTTTCTTACAACTAATCTTGCTTCATAATATTTGTAATCTATTATTTCACCTGATACATTTTTGATTGGATAAGCTAATGTAACATTATAATAATCAAAACCTTGTTTACCACGATTTGTTCCTTTATAATTTTGTTTAGATTTGCTGGTATCCATCTTTGCAATTTCTAATATTTCTCCATAATTTCCAGAAATTCTCTTTTTTAATCTTGTATTTTTTTGATTATTATATCCATCATTCAAATACTTTTTAATATCTTTGTTTTCTATACTAATTTCTGTACCACTTTTAGAGTTCACATATTTAATACCTAGCATTGATTTTAGATTTTGTTCTGCTTCTTGTTTAGATGGATGAGAACCATTAACATCATCAGAAACTACAACATCTTCACCACTCATTAATTTTCCTTTAGCATAATTTACATTTCCATTTAAATTATTGACTGATTGTTGCATTGTTGTATTTTTATATGCATTTCTCCATCTGACTTCTAAATCTTGTACAAAATTTCTGTATCTGCCTTCAGAAGTTAATCTATTTAATAATTTCTTTATAGCTTCATATATTTGTCTTATTAAACTTTTAGATTGTTCAGTATTTTGTGTTTCAAGGGTATTAATAAATTCTTGATTGCCAAATAGTTGACCACACACATCTGTAAAAACTTCTTCTGATGTAAGATTTTTCCCATATGTAGTCTCAATTTCTTTAACTGCCTTAGCAAAGCCTTCATTTCTATTAGCAAAATCATTTACCAATTGTATCATTTCCGGGGTTTTTATAGCATGAGAAATTTCATGAACAAGTAAAAATTCTCCCGCTCTATCTGAATCCGGATTAATTCTGATTTCAATTTCATTGTTTGGATTTGTAGTAATTTTTGCATTAACTGAGTCACCGTTTTCATTAGTAATCGTGTTATCCAATAGTATATTGTAATTTTTATCTTCAATTACTTTAGAAATTGTATCTATTAATTGTTGAGTTTCTTGACTGTTATTTAATCTTGACTCTTTTGCACTCTGATAAAGATTATTAATCTTTTGATTATTTGTTTCATTATAATTAAATAAATTTTCATTATTTGTTTGGACAAGATTATTTATACTTGAAATACTAGATTTTTGATAATTTTCATTATTTTGATTTAGTTGATTATTTAATGAAGGATTTTGATTATTATTTAATTTTGAGTTAGCTAAATTTTCTTCTTCATCTACAGTTAATCCATTAATCAAACTTCTTCCGGTTTTTACATTTTGATAAGTAGTAGGATTTGCTCCTATAGTTACCGCAGAAACTAATGCTCCCATCACAAAGTCTTGTAATTTATCTTCGTTAGTATATATTTCATTTAGTTCTTTATCATTCATATAGGTTAATTGTTTGCCTATAGCACTTCCAATACCAGAAATAACTTCTTCAGCACCTTCACCCAAAATATTAACACCCGCTTGAGTTATATATTTTAAAGCCTTATTTTCAATTTTGCTAGTTGCCTTATTCAAAATAGTTTCGGTAGTTTTACCTGTTCCTGGTAATTTAATACCTCCAAACACATATTCAGAACCGATTTCAGCACCAGCACTTATACCAGCAGAAAGCCATGCTTGTGCATTTGAAGCACCTTGTGCATAGGCTTCTGGTAATTCATTACCTACACTGGTAACTCCAGAAGTAGCTTGCCAAGGAACACCGACAGATTGTAAAGCTAGCATTCCTGCATAGTACCCTGTGCCTTCCATTACATCACGAGAAGTACTTCCCAAAACACTATTATCTTTTGTTGCATCGCTAGCTTTTTGAAATAAATCAACTACTGGATTAGTTCGATTAGCTATATTATATTTCAGTCTATCAGCATAATCATTATACCCCAATGCATCAGCTACTGTAGCTGTGCCTCCAACAATTAATTTACCAGCAGCAGCACCAATATTTGCTACTCCTTTTAATAAATTTGCACCAACATTGGCTGTAGTGCTTAAAGTGGTTTTGGTAATATCACCAAAATCATAGCCATCATCAAACAAATTTGAACCTTTTACAATATCTTTATACCAGGGTTTATTTTCACTTTGTGCATTTTTTGAATTTTTAGATAGTTTCAATCCCCCCACTATATTATATTTTTGTTCTTGTTCTTTTTTTTCTTGTTCATCGTTTTCTTTATGAATTTCAGCTAATTTAATTGGCATAGGGCCACCTCCGTTTTTCTATTTTGGATTAGTTATATAATTTCTATATTGGTTTTTGATATTTGGTGTTGTTACCGTACTACCAAAAGCGCGACCACCACCAGAGCGACCGCCTCCGCCATTTCCAGCACCAGAAGACATCTTTTTACTTGTTTTTTTGTAAGCTGTTATATCTACATATTCATTAGCATAGCCATCCCAAGCATAATATTTATTACCAATTTTCCAAACATTTTGGTCATCTATACTTACATTACCAGAATTTAAAGAACCTTTTTCACCAATAAATTGGGCAACTGTTTGTCCTGATTTTTTTAGTTTTTGTCCATTAATATTATCTGGTTGGTAATTGTTATCAAAAACTCCATTAGCTGTATCTGGATTTACTGTTTTAGTAAATGGATTTACATACTTGCTTTGGGTTTCTGAAGTTTTATTGCCGGAATTGTCACTACTTCCATCACCAAAGCCGCTTCCACCAGAACTACTTAAATGAGTTTTATATTTATTTAAAGCATATTCTTTTTCCCAATTTGCTTGACTTTGTTTAGCTTGTTCTTTTTGGAATGCTAAATTTTCATTATATTGTCTTATAGCTTCTTGTTTTGCTAATTCGGCTTGTTCATTTTCATACTCTTGTTGTTTCATAGCTAAATAATTATTATAAACAGTATTATATTGATTTAAAGCTTTATCATCTATTTCAGATTGTAAATTAGCTAAATTTTTTCCATAATCAGTTAATAAATTTATTCTGCTATTATCATAAGAAGTATTTGTATCATTTTTTTGTATTTCCAAATTATTTAAATTATTAATTTTGTTTTTTAACACTTCGGTTAAATTAGTTCCATAATTATTATTGATAGAATTTACTTGACTTCCAACAATACCTTGAGTTCCTAATCCTGCTCTATTCATTGAATTTTGATTATCTTTTAAAGATAACATTTTATTAATATATAATTGCTTTGCAGCATCTTCAGCACTTTGATTAATTGTACTTTGATTTGCATTTAATTTGTAAATTGCATTGTTTTGTTGATTTTGTAATTGATTTAAAGAATTATCTTTTGCTTTAATCAATTCATCAATTAAATATTGATTATTTTTTTTTATGGTTTCCGAATATTTTCTAGCATTTTCTTCAGCTTCTTTTATCCATTGCGCAGTTGTTGCCATATTTTTCACTCTCCCTTATATTTTCCTGCAAAAACATATTCTAAAGATAGTCTTTCAAAACTCGATCTTTTATTTGTTTTGCTTTCCATAATAAATTTCACAAACATAAATTTTTTAATTCTTTCTTTTTCTCTAATAGTTTTTGGAAATGTATCCGACAAATTGGAATATTCTTTGTTAATTATTTCACTTGTACCATCATCTAGTTCATAACTTAAAGTAATATCACTCTCTTGTTTTGGATTTAATACTAAAGTAACTGTTTTAATAGTCTTAGCATAATCATTAGTATCAAAATCTAAAAATGGTGTTTCCCAATAACATTCAACATTATTTTGATTACCATCTTTATAAGTTGTACCGAAAGTACATATTTTTCCATCATTTGTACCAAAATACAATTTATTATTCCAACTAAAAAATACCCTTGCAGGTATATTTTCCCAATACCACCACTCATATTGGTATTGTTCTGTTTTAGCATGTTTTGGGTAGCTTAAATATCTGCTATCAGCTATGTACACATGATTATTTATTCCTAAATAGTACTTACCATCGACAACAATTGATATTGCATTATCTAAATTACTCTCTTTTAAAAGTTTACCATTTACATAATATGACCTTTGCATTGCAAATTTTTCTCCGTTATTTCCAATGATAGCATATACTCCTTGTGGGGTAAGCATTAAAGGATCATTCAATAAATTATTTATAGATTGGCTAGCAATACAGCCAATATTTTTTGCTCCATCTTGTAGTGGAAAAACTTCAACACTATTTAGCAAATTGTAACTTCTATAATAAATTGTACAATCTGTATCACTTTGTTTTTTTAATATAGCAAGTGTTCCATCATTTAATCTACCATACCCAGTAATAGGTTCAGTACCAACTCTTGAGAAATTTTCATCTGGCCAATATAATGGATTTTCTTGTTCACACCAAAAATCATAATTAGGAAAATCCTTATTACCGGTAACAAAAATTCTGTTACCATTTCCTTCATAACCATACAATTCTGCAATAGTACATTGATTGATTTTCTTGGTATTATCACTAATTACTTTTTTGTATGTTATTTCTACATTATCTCTGCCTAAGACTGGTGGCTCTCCAGGAGTAAAATAAACCTCTCCTTTTGTTAAATCAAATGTATAGTCAGTAACTTTTTCCCAATTACCTTCTGAGTTTAGCTTTCTAACTAGTGTTATTTCATCTATATTTTGTTCTTCTAATTTAAAAGTAGTTTGATTTACATATGTAGGCTTTCCTTCATCATCAAGACCAGTTTCTATTTTGGAAGATAAAAACATGTTTTTGACATAAGGGCTAAACAAATTCTTTAATTCGTAATCTGTCCCACCACCATTATTATCTCTTGAAACTGATGTTGTAGGAATATATCCACACTCATCAGCAAATTTTGCTTCATAATTAGTTCCATCGAATTTTGAAAACACAACTACTCTTGTTCCATCAAAAATAACTAAATAACCATGTAAATAAATGCCTTTAGATTTACTATCACTCATTCCAGTCAACACTAATGTAGAGGTTTTAAAATCACTTGTACATTGATATAAAGACTTACCAGAATGAACTAAAAACAAATCTCCTTTATCTGTATCTATATTCCACACACCATTGATTTTTATACCTATTGTAGCTAATATATCATATCCATATCTTTTTTCGTTATATCCATCGTTATTGATGAAATTTTTTGCATTTGAACTTCTTCTTACGTCTACATCTATTTGGGATGTTGTAAAATCTACACCTTTAAATTCTTTAATAGTGTAATATTCTTTTGTTTTTTGTGAAGGTATACTATACATATTATCCCTCCATACTATAAATTCGTTCTATCATTGGAGTTGGAAATCCATACTTATTATTAGCATAATTATCTACTAAAGTCATAAACTCATTCATATACATAGTTGATAACGTTAAATCATCATCTTTATACAACTCTCCAGCAATATATAATGGTATTAAATTCGCATATTCTGATGCAATTTCTATAACAAAATTAGTATCAGTATCTGAATTAATTATAGTTGGTTTTACTTCGTATGAAACAAGTATTTTTTCACCTTGCCAATTATCAATTATTATCGTATTTTTATTTAATATTTTCCAACTAACAGGCATTTTAGAATAAATACCTTTAATCATTCTAAAATCTTCTATTTTCTTAGATAAATCATAATAAATGGTATCCTCTTTTTCTAGTTCAAAAGTACTTTCATTGGACCCAAGCTTCGACACAATAAAATTTATTGCTTCGTTACAAGCTTGTGGCATTGCATAAAGATATGTTTTGTATTTCTTTTCATTCATATAATCTGATAATTTATTTACAGATAAGCTTTCATTATTTAAAAACATTTTCTTTAAACTTTCGATTTGTATTTCTCCCCATGTCATATTTTCACTCTCCTTTGGTCAAGTTTGTGAGAGTTGCACTCACCATACTCTTAACTTGATTAAGAAAGATATAATTAAATATATCCTCCAATTGATAATAATTTTGCAACTGATTCTGGAACATCTACAGTTTGTCCTCTATTAATAAAGTACGTATACCCATTTATTTGAACAGGCACCACTAAATCTTTAGGATTTACCTTATCGATAGGAACTTTCACCCTAACTTTTGGTTCTGCATCCAAAATTTTCTTTGTATTTTTATTTTCTTCTTTTGACATCTTTATCAATTCTGCTTGTGATAGATTAAAGGTATTTTTTTGTGATTCTAACATCTTTTTAAATTCTTCTTCAGTTAGACCTTTGTTTTCTTCTTTAGCTGTTTTTAATTCTTCTTTTAAATTTTTTATTTCTGATAAAAGAATGCTTATATCAACAGTTTCGTTATTTATATTTTTTTGATTATCATTTTCATTTACTGTTGTGTCTTGATTTTCAATTTTATCTTTATTATTTTTTTCCATATTATTTTTCCTTTCAATAATTTAATAAATCAAGAGTATCTTAATCAGATACTCTTGACTCTAATCTTGTAATACCAAGTTCTTGTAATCTTTTTGAGGTAAACATATTTTTCCAGCCAATGCTACTTCTTTGATTTAATGGGTCTCCTGTTCCTGCACTTCCCTTTTGCTTAACAATTATTTCAGGGTGAGACGCATCCATGCTTAATTCTGGAACACCATACGTATCTTTACCGTAAATGATACCTTGATGAATAACTTCTTCCATTTTTTCATAAACGCCTCCACTACTTGGAAATGTTGATGAAGTATTTAGAACATATTCATCGCCACTTTTAACATAATATTTTGCATAATTAGTTGCCCAATCAGATGGTTGAGAACTAATAGCTGAATATAAGTCTGCTTTAGGTGTTTCACTAGATTCCATAAATCTTACCCCACCATAGCATCCTAGCTCATTTTTTATAAGAGCCATACGATTTGCATATAGATTTGCATCTATCCATCCACCTTTTTCAGTGTCATTTTTTAAATCATACGCTTGTTCAGGACTTATAGTAGCATGATAAAAGCCATCGTCAAATCTTGGTACATTATTTTTTGCTAAATCTCTAACAGCCTTTTTAATATCTACACCTTTTAACACAGATGTATTTTCTAGACTTTCACGAGAAGTTTTTCCACCAGCATAACGCACATTAGTGCCTGTTGATAATTCCTTTCCTATAATTTTATTGGTTGTAAGGCCAGCTTGTTCACCTAGTAATTCAGATGATTCTGTAATCACATCATCTTTAGCAACCATTTCTAGCTTATCAGATAATGTGATATAATCACCATATTGTTCTAATTTTGCTTTTAAAGAAGTGATATCAAGACTGTTTCCGTCTGGAGTAACACCTTCTGTTAATGGTGTATCTGCTGGTTTTAATGAATTGAATTTTCTAAATTCAATTGAGTCACCTTTACCTTTAGGGATGCGTTTCTTTTTAGCATCTTGATAAAAAGTTAATTTTGGTAAAAATCTTTCTAAAAGAGTTCTGTCATAAAATGTTTGATTTTCAACAGACAAAGTTTCAATAGTTTGAGTATTTGTATTCATAATTTCCTTCCTTTTCTTCCAGGATTTTATCTAATTTCACCATTTTTTACCTTAGTAACATATTTTTGGAAATCTTCACTAGACATGTTTTTAAAGTCAATAATGGTACTACTATCGTTATTGCTCGATAGGCTACCTGGACTTGCCTGAGCATTAGCAATAGTTTGTTTTGCAACGTTAATTGCAGAATTTCTAAAAGCATTCTTGAAATTGTTAAATCCTTCGTAAAGTTCTGTTAAGGAATTGTTTTTACCTCTTATGTAGTCATTAAAAAAAGAGTCATCTAATAACTCTTTCAAATTCACATTAGGGTATTTTTCAACAAATTCATCAACTTCTTTTTTAGTCTTTTCCTCAAGAATTTTCTTTTCTTGAATAACCTTATTTTCTTCTTTCCTTTTGTTCAATAAAGCATCTGGCAAGTCATTTATTGGGTCTTTACCTTCTTGCTCTAATTGATACATAGTTTCATACATTTCAGCATCTGCTAAATCTGTAATCGGTCTATTAGTATAAGGATTTATTTTGCCCTTATACACCGCTAATTTGCCTTCTTCATAAGCTTTAGCTTTGGCTTCTTCTATTTTTTTATTAGCATCTTCCTCAGCTTTCCTTCTTATTTGTGCATAATTAGCATTTTCTTCATCAGATTGTACTTTTTTTTCAGTTTCTGTTTCATCACTCTTATCAGCTTCTTCAACAGTCACTTCTTGTTCAGTAAATTCTTCTGAAGTTTCTTCTTGTGTATTCTCATCCACAATAGTTGTTTCTTCGGCAACTTCCTCAACTGGTTCAGCGACATCCAGTATTTTTTCGCTATCTTCCATATTTCCTCCTTGGATTTTTACGCTATTCCCTGCGAATTTTATTTAACTTCTTTAATGTCTAGTTATAAAGACAAATTAAAAGACACATAAGTGCCTATAGTCCAATATTTTGTTGATTTACCATGGCGTTTTGCGTTTGAGCTAGCATCATTTGTTGTTGCATTGCTTCTTCTTTTTTCCTTTGTCTAATCTTTTTAAGTTTTTCTTTAAAAGACATTATTGTATCTGGATACAATTCAATATAATCATCTGCATCTATTGTTCCATCTGCTTTAAGTGAATCTAACAAAGAGATAGCTAAACTTTCACTCCACACTCCGCCAGCTCCAACTTCTACAGATACATTAAAATCAAAATTTTCGTATTCTGAACCATTCATTTGAACTGCGTACACATTACTATCTTGTTCGAAACCAAATAATCTACCATCTGAATAATAATATTTGAAGAATTGTTCGTATATTTTTGCCTTTTGTGAATAACACCTATAGAATTTCTTTTGATACATTTCAATAGGTTTTTTGGCTTGGTTTTGCAATGCGATAATTGCACTAGCTGCCATATTAGCACCTAAAACCTCACCGGTTACGACCTCAGTTGAACCTGATGTTGTTCTTGTAATATCTAAAATTGTATTTGTTAAAGTCAATGCTTGTGCATTAAATGATGGTGTTTCAAGATATTTTACTCCCCAGCCATTAGTTTTTGACATATCAGTTAATATTTGCCCTGGTTCATTTGTGATACTTTGATTTGCTAGTGCTCCAATTTTTTGAATAATTTTTGGCCATGAGGTATCTTGAACCGATAATAACATCATTGCTACATTAAAGTTTAATGCTTTATTGTTTTGTATTGCTTGTTCAACTTCTCCAATACCATATATACATCTTTTTCTTTCTTTATGAGTTATAACTGCAACTGGATATAATTGTTTCTTAGCGTATGTATAATTTGTATGATTATCCGGTTCGTTAATTTCTTGTTCATCTTCAAAAGTGACTTTAGCTTTTTCTGGTTGCCATAACGTTGGTTTTTGAAGATAATATTCTTTTGTAGCTTTTTCCCAAACTACTTTGCCATCTTGTCTTGAGTATTTTGTTAACACAGTAACACATTCTAACCCATTTTCACTTTCAGATAGTTCATTATCTGCTTTTATACTTTCGTAATCTTTTACGCCATTTCTCTTTGCTAAATCTTTAACACTATCTAATGGTTCAATAGAAACAATAATAATATATTTTTGTTTTTGAATATCTTTTTCCATAGGGTTACTTACAATAACATTTTTCGGGTGAATAACTTCAGCTCTCATTGCTCCAACATATGAAGCATACAAACCACCAGAAACATTTACATCCCAATAGTAATGGTAAAAAGAAGTACCTAATTGCGTTGTATAGCTTATTGCAGTATCATCTAAATCTTCTTCTTTTACTTCTTTGACTAAACTTTCAGCAAATCTAGTGAATATTTCAGCACCTTGTTCGGCTTTTTCCAATTGATATCCATATAGTTCAGCTGGTTTATAAATCATTTTGACATTTCCACTTAAAATCCCGGCTTTTTTGTTATCAGCAATCATAGAAGATATATTAAAAACCGGCCTTGGAAGTGACTTTGTTCTACTTGTAGGTGCAGGCCATTGATTTCCCTCATAAAAATTTTCACAATCTTCCCAGATTTTTATTAACCCTTTACTTCTTAAATAATTCAAGCCATTGATATATTGTTCCCAAATTTTTGTAGATTTTTTTGTACTTTCATCCATAATCATTCAGCTCCCTCATCTTTTCTCGAACTATATCCAAACATCCACTCTTCTTTAATATCTTGTGTAAGATTTTGAACTGATATAGGCTCGTATTCTTCATTATTATCAGTTTTTGTTTCAGCACTAATTTTATCCAACATATCTTGCATATATTTTTTCACAAAAAAAGGAACTGTGATACCAATTCCAAAGCCTGCAACAAAAACTATTAATAATACTATTCCATATAATATTTCCATATTTTTTCACCATCCTATGATATCATCTGTTTCTACATAATCACTCTGTAGAGCAAATGGTAATTCTATTTTTTCTTCTTTAACAACTTGTTTAACAATAAAATCTTGTTGTTCTCTTATATAATAGGTAATTGCTAATCCCATTATTAAATCATCGTGTTCTCCAGGAGAAGCTTCTGCTCTTCCTTTTTCATTTCTTATAAATACTAAAGCTTCATTTAAAGTATCTATGTCATTTATACATTCTATATTATCTCTGAATATTTCTTTTAATCCAGCTAATATAATTGGTCTTGTCGCTTTTGAAGTGACAAAGCCAAATTTATCTTGAATAACTTCCGCTATGTTGTCTTCAACTTCTCTTATGAATAACTTAGGGTAATTATATTCTTTTAATTTTTTTGTAGGATAAGTACTATAATTGTTTTCTAAGCCTATCAACGCAGTATTATAATACATACCTAAACAATATATTTGCCTAGCATATTCATCTTCATCTATTTTATTATGTCTTAACTTAGCTACTTGCTTACTATTACTATTGTCAATTACATGTCCAGTAAAGTAGTCACTACCTTCGCCAGCAGTATCACCACCTAAAACATAAGGATGCCCATCTAAAGCGTCCTCAAATATATCAATAAATCCTTTTTCATCTTCTATAAATTCAATGTCTGATATTTCGTTATTTGATAATGTATAACTGAAATATCCTTTTTTTAGTGGTTTTATATTTCTTATTTTATTTATTCTGCCCATAATTATTTCTTTATTGAAATAACAAGAACCAGTACTTATGAAAGCTTCTTCTGGACAGATTGGATATTCTTGTTTGAACAATTCTATGTCATTACCGCAGTTATTTCTTATACACCATCTACGCCATGTAATTTGCTCTAGTGATAAGTTATAATCTGTTTGCAATTGTTTTTCTTCTGAAGTTAGTTCAAAACCAGTATAGGGCATTTTATATTCTTCTAATTCGTTCCACCCTACAAATAAAGGTACAAAATCATTATTACCGTTTACTGCACCATCCCATATTTCTTTAAATTCATCAAAACCATTTGCAGTAGATTCTATAAACACTGCCGTATCTGGCAGATAAGGAACTGTTTGAAGTAAACCAACTAATGTAGCATTCTTATCCCCTGGCCAAAATGCAAATTCTGATGCATGAAGGTTATTGTAAGTATAGGAACGTCCTACACCCTTTGAACCAGCTGTCATACACCTTATTTTACTTTTTAATCCTGTACCTCTTTCGTTGTCAAATATAAGTTCCTGTGCATTTGAAGCTTTTTTTGATGGTTTCATTTCTTGTGGCAAACATTCATACATTAATTTACTCATATTAAATAAATTCTTTGTTGCATCTTCTTGGTGTGTGATAATACCAGTATTTACATTGAATTTTGTAGTGGTTTCTTTAAAAAGAATTGCTCCAACTATTGTACTAAATCCCATTTGTCTAGCTTTTAGTATAACTATTCTTACTGGTTTTCCAGCAATTTTCAATTCTTTAATTATGTTATATAATTTTTGTTGTGGTTTATTTAATACTAAATTTACTAAATTACCATTTTTATTTCTAATTTTGAGATATTTTTCTATATATTGTTTCGTATTAATACTCATCTTTATCACTTACAGCTTTCAAAGCTTCTTCATAAGATATTTCAACGTTGCCGGTAAGTACTGTTTTATATTCTCCACTCATTTTATTAAGAGTATCTAGTGCCTTTAATTTCGTATCTATTTTTGTAGGGCATTTTATTGTTTTAATCGCATCATTTTCCACATTAGTCATTAATGGAATTTCTTCTAAGATTTCACCTTTTACTATTTTAGTCAAATAAACCATTCTTTCTTTTGCAGTCATGATACTCTTATCTTGAAGTTTTTCTAATAACTCATTATACCTTTTCTGAACCTTATCTGTATTAAACAATAAACATGCTTTACTATCTATTGCTTCATCTTTATATTTTGCATTATATGCTTTTTTGTATGCTTCTCTCTGGCTCATACCTTTGATAAGATTTTGAACAAACATTTCTTGCTTAGCATTTAACAAGTTATCACTCCCTTTCTTTAAACTCTATACACTCCCAAATTTCTTCTTTATATTCCGCTAATATAGAAATTATAATAGCTAATATAATCATAATTATAATTAATAAAATTGCTAATATAATTTTCATGTTCTTATGTTCCCATAATCAAAATAAATTTTCCATAAGCTTTAGCAATTTCATATTCTATTTTGCAGCCTCTTGCATTTTCCCAGCCAGGAACAAAAATTACTATATCAGCTTCAGCTAATTTCTCAATTGATTTTGCTAAATAATAAATAGGATTATCAAATTCAATATCAAATAGAGTATTTAATACTTCCCACTCAGGATTAATAACTTTAATTACTTCTTCTCTTACAGCTTTAATTTCTTCATCAGTTAAACCGTTCATTGGTTGACTTATCATTACTTTCATATTACATTTTTCCTTTCGGCTGTCCGGCCTAAACCGGACTTTTTATTCAAAAACCGGACTTTTTTTGATACTGTACTAATGATATATAAGCATAACGGGTTAGTTCACTACACTCCTACCACACCTAACCGAAGTCCTCACCCTCGTGGTATAGATATATCATCAGTACACTACCTAAAAAAAACGATTAGAAAATAATCTAATCGCATACGAGGTATAAAATGAAATATATAATTATTCCATTTTACATATTATATCATAGGCAAATGTGCCATAGTGTGCCATAATGTGTCATTTACTTATTTTTTCTTTATCATATAATCTATGACATTGTCTCAGTGAATAATTAAAAACTTTGCAAATATCTTTCCATTTCCACCTTAGTACATCTCTGAAATAAACTATACAATATTCTACAGATTCTTTAGATATCATTTCTCGTATTTCTTCTATTGCAAGTTCTTTGTACGAATTATACGATGCTAAGTCTGCATCAAATTTATTCTCTAATTCTTCTTTCTTTATTACTTTGTTTAGCATAATATCTCCTTTTATACCCCCACCTACAACAATATCTTTCCACGTAACAGCTGTTATACTAGCTGTTGATCTATGATATATATCAGCTAGATTAATAAGTCTTGCTTTTATGCTCTGCATTTCATCAAATATTTCTTTAATAGTTAGTTTCTTTTCTAGTATCATCTATTTCTCCTTTACTTTAAATTTAATTCTTTTAACGTATATTCTTTACCTATTTTCATATTTTTATACATTGTACCTTTTTTGAATAACGGTAAATTCATACCACAACAAGTATCATTAATTTCTTCAAAACTAATTACGATAAATTCCAGTTCTTCATTAAAAAACATTTTTTCAATATATCTTATTTTACTTTTAAATGGTTTTATAATGTTAGATAGGTATTCTTTTTCTCTTTTATCAAGTATATCTTCATAATAATAGTATAATCTGTGTAAATTAGAATTATTGCTCAATAATATCCATCCATGCTCTTTTTCTCTATAATATAAATAATTAATATCCATATCAAGTGCTGCATATTTGCAATTATTTTGAAAACAGTCTATTAATATATAACATTCATCGTCTTCTTCTCTATATATTTTTGTAGGTAAAATTATGCCTTCATATATCATGTTTATAAGCTGGTGACCATTTATAATCTTTTTCATTTTTATTCATCTCCTAAAACAATGGTTTACCTATGTATTCTATATTAAAATAATTAGCAAAATACATATCTATAATAGTTATTACATCATCAGTTTTTATGTCATAAAATTCTTTAAACTTTGTTATTTCTTCAAGTAATTCTTTTGCTTTCTTTTTTTCTTTGATTGATACTACTTTTCCATTCTCATAAACAATATTAACTTTTATTAATCCATAAAATTTGATATTGAAGTCTTTACTATAATCTTTTTCAAATGTTACCTTTATCATTATTTATTTTCTCCTAATTTATCATAATAATCATCTACATCACCACTCAAATCATTAAATATAATCATTATTTTTGTTTCCCATTTTGAATTGCTAGGAACAAAATTTTGAGATAATACATATGCCAATTCATTCCAACTCATATATTGAAGTTCTGGTGCTTTATATCTATTACTATTTTTAATTTTTTCTATTTGTTCTATAATATTTGCTATTCTTTCTTCATTAAAATTACATTCTTCATCAATTACTTTAATTATTTCATCTGCTATTTTTTGAAAATTTCTCATTATTTATCATCTCCTATTATTTTTTTTGATAATTGTACATAAGCACTATATAAATCAAAATATCTATGTACTATTTCTTCTTTTTCCATACTTAATAGTGCTTTATATCTACTTCTTTCCCCTGTACAAAATGTAACGATCTGCCCAGTAAGTAAATGATATTTATTTTCATAATCAAGTAATTTCTTATATCTTTTATTTGATAGTATTTTCATTTGATACTCCTATTGCTTTATCATTTTTATCATAAATTAATCTACCAAATTGCTCAAATAACCATTTTGCACCTGAATTATCATTGTAAAATAAATTCCGCATGCTTCTTGGTAACTTTCTTTCATTATTAAATTCTCTGTTTTTATATACTTCTTCTGGAGTTTTATCACACTTATACACTCTGCAAATTTCAGGTCTAATTTCGTAAATCTTACATTTTTTATCTTTATTATCTCTAAAAGGACAAGTATTGTCATAAGCTATTAAAATATTTCTTGGTGTAGCTTCAATTTTATTTTGTTTTACATACTTAGCTATTCTCTTTATTTCATTTTTAGATAAGTGTAAAATATCTCCGCAGCAATTTCCACATCCAGAACAATTTCCCTTACAAGTATAGTTTGTAGTTTTCACACTTTTATTAATATCAGTCATTTTGTCACTCTTTCTTTCAATTCAGACAGATTTATCACTTTTTGTCTGAGTTATTTCTTTGTGTTTTTGTAAAATTTCTTCTATTTTGTTTATATAACTATAAACAAATTTATAAGTACTATTATTTTTTTGGGGGATTTTATATAAATCACATAAATGTTCTAAATCTTTTTTTTCTTTTTTAATTTCATCTTCTAAATACTTTGTAAATTCTTTTTGTTGATTAATTAGTTTTGTATTTTCTTCATATAATAATTCACTAGTTAAAGTACCAACTTTTTCATATTTATTTTCAAGTTGTTTCTTTAACTTTTCATTTTCATCTTTAACCTTTTCAGTACACCACATCATCATTAAAGTCATATCTTCGGGATTTTCATATTTATCTAATTTTTCTTTTAATTCTTGATTTTCAACATCTAACCTCATATTTGCATTTGCCATATCTTCATATTCTTCTCTAGAACAATCATCAAGCTCATCACACTTATTAGCATATTTACAATATGATTTTACTTCTAATGCTTCTTTTAATTCTCGATTTTCTTTTTTAAAAAAACATAAAGGGCAATATATTTTATTATCAAAACCTTGTGCATGGAAGTTTTTAAATTTGCTTCCGCATATTTCACATTTCCACTTTGCCATTATTTAATCTCCTCCACGTTTAATATTTTTAAAACATAATACATCTTGTTAGATTCTGCTCCCCATTCAGGTTTACCATATCCTGTAGTAATTTCAACTTCACACTTGATTGAAGGACTGTTTTTTGAATAACCATTTTTAAAAATTATATATTTTGGGCTTTCGACATACATAGAATATTCTTTTTTATTAATTATAGGTTTTACTTTTATATGATAAAATCTGCTATCATAATAAGGCTTAATCTCTCTGTATTCTTCTTTCTTTTCGCCTGATTTAATCATATCAAACCATTTTTTCTTAATTGGTAGTGTTAGCATTAGTTCTTATCTCCTTTGTATTTTCTTTTAAATGTCGGAACTGCCAAACGGTATTCACATTGTGGACATTCTAAAAACCAATGATTATCTGAAAAAATAGTAAAAGTTATATTTTCTGTTGTATAAGTAAATTTACAACCACAAACATCACATTTTTTTACATAAATTATTTCTTCTGGCAAAGTTTTAGTTCCTTTTTTAATTATTTTCATTACTATCACTTCCTTGTTCTAGTTCTTGCATTTTATCTAAAATCATATTGCACACGATTAGTTCTGCCTGTGTAAATGTTTTCCCATATCTTTTACCATATGATTTTTCAAATTCTTTTAATTTAGTTTTTCTTATATATTCTTTTAATTTATTCCAATTAATTTCTAATTCTACATAATCATAATACAGTGCCGCTAATAATTTATCTTCATAAAAAGCTTCAGAATTGTTTTCGACGTTTCTACGTATTATACGTAGTGTATCAATATAATTTTTTATTTCTTGTAATTTGTTTGGGGTCATTTGTTAGTGCTCCCTTCAAGTATTTTTTCTAATTCTAATAAGTCATCTATTACAGTATCATCATTACCCTCATTAAACATGTTATCTATTTTATTTAAAGCCTTTTTTATTATTTCTTTTAGATATTCATTTTCTTGTTGTAATTGCCTTATTTGGTTTATATCGTACCAAGTTTCTCTAAATAATTCTGTTTCTGTTTTATCTGACATATATGATTTTTTACTACATCCTGTTATTTGACAAACACCACTTTTATTATGTTCACAACTATATCCACAAATTTTACTCATTCTGACACTCCTTTTAATATTCCCACTAAAATATCTACATCAACTATCGCTTTATTTCTTATTCTTTTTTTTTCTAAATATTTAATGGCATTTACAATATTTTTATCTTGTTGTTCTAATAGATACAAATAAGTAGGACTTTTTTCATCTAACTTTAAACATATATCTTCATAAGTCGATTTGCTAATTGTAATGCTTCCATCGGAGTTGAATATTATTTTTTTTCTATTCATTATTCCTCCACCTTTATTAAGTCTTTATATTCATCATTAATTACTGCTTTAAAATAGTGGTCACAATATGTGCTGTCAAATTCATCAGTACAATGTGCTATAAACAAATCTTTATACTTTTTTTCCCATTCCTTAGCACCGCAACAAACATAATTGCTTCCTTCATCTTCGTAACCTAAACCACAATCTCCACACCTTGTATGAATATAAATCACATCTTGTCCAACGAACGAATTGTATAAAGATGTTTGTTCATCACTATCATTTTCATATTTTCCAACTAATTTCATAAGTTCATAGCCCCTGCAACGAGGTATTTCTCCATAATTTTTTTCAATATAATCACTTAACTTTTCACTATAAGTGTTTGCATATGCTCTTAAGTCCATTATTTACTCCTTTCTTTAATTTTCTGGCATTTGATATACAAAAGTAGATAATTCTTTAATTTCTGTATTTGCATTGTATTTTTGGAATATCACTCCATTTTCTTCATAAAAATCTCCATCAGGTTTTATACTTGAAGTATCTAATATATATTTTGGCTTTAATATATTTTGTATTTCATCTAATACTTCAATAGCTCTTTCTTTTGTTTTATATTTACCAAAAGAAACTGTAAGATTTTCATCAATACTCCAAAAATCTCTACCTTCAACAATTCCTATTGTATTTACTTTTCTTAAAAATGTTCTGTCTTGACTTCTAATCCATAAATTCATATTTTAATCATTCTCCTTTAAATTGTTAATTTCATCTATTAGTTCATTAATTTTAATAGCAAATGCCTTGTCCATATTTCTTGCAGTCCATTCTCCATTTGGAAAACCTAATGTTTTTTCTCTAACAGTTATTTTTTCTATCTTATTTGGCTCTTCAAGGATTTCTTTATTTTCAAAGTCAATTATTTGGTCAATAGCATTTTTACATTCTTCTATTATTTCTTCAGTAGTCCATTTTTTACCACAAGTCCTAATATTTTCAGGCATATATTCTTCATAACCACAATAATCACCACAATGTGCATAATCCCAACCTATAAACCAATTTTCACTTTTAACTCCCATTAATTCGTTATCACTATATGTTAAACCACCATTTACATCTATATCGCAACCAATTTTATAAATTTCATCATAACTCTTTCTATATAATTTGTTTTCTTTAGGTATTTCAATATATGCTGTTGGATATGTTCCTAAATTTAAAACATAATAGTTATAATTTTTATATTTATCTTTACATAAAAGTTCTGTTCTTTCTTCTTTCCCATATTCCATTACTTTAATTTTCATTCTTAACAGCTCCTTTTTCTTTTATTATTTAATTTTCTAGTTCTAGTCTGACTTTCATTGAGACTATTTAATTCTGATTTTAGATTTATCAATCTTTTCTTTAACTCAAGTATTTCTCTTTTAATAAGATACATTTCATACTTGATTTCTTTTTCTCTATCTTTCATTTAAATAAACTCCCTTGAGAATTATTTTTGTTATACAATTGCTGTTCAAGTTCTCTAATTCTTTTGTCTTTTAGAGCATTTGTTTTGCGATAATTTTTCTCTCTTTCTTGAAGCATTATAATTACTTTGTCATACTCTGTTTTCCAATAGTTGCCCCTTTCAACTTGTTTAGGATAATCAGCTATTTTTTCAGCATTTTCAATTGACATTATCTCTGCTTGCATAATCTTTCCCTCATTTCATATTTAAACTTAGTTTTCGTGTCTTTATAAATCCACTTGCCACACCAACTGCAAATAGTTCTGTCAGCATTTGTTATAAATTGCCTTCTACCACATTTACAAAATACATATAATCCAGCATCTAATAAAGCACTATTTACTAATTCTCTTTGATTTGCTGTATTCTTTTTCATATTCCCTCATCATTCTTTCAAATTCTAGATCATCTAGTGTCGCTATTCCTACATCTTTGCATTCTCTTTCAAGACCTTTTATTAACTGCCAAAACTCTTTTGAATTAAGTTCATGAGTTCTTTTATAAAAGTAATAACAATCACTGGTATCAGTAGCTTTATACCATTTAGCATAAGGATAAAAGCTCTGCATACTAGTCCCCTTTGGAACCATTGCACCAGTTATATTTCCGTTTTCATCAGTTGCAATAGTTCCATAAGAAAGATTAATATTTATTTTCATCTCATCATCAGATATAGCATGTCCAATACTTCTGTTGTATTTTGCTAATTCATTAATTAATTTGTGAAAATATGCATTTGCCTTTAGTCCTCGTATTGACTTATATTCTTTTAATTCGTACTCTTTTTCTTGTTCTAGTGTAAATAGCATTGTAGCTATTTCTCTAGGCTTACCAATTATATTTTTCATAATTAAAATGGAAGTTGTGACTCATCAAGAACAAATTCATTGCCAAATTCAGCATAAGGGTCTGAAACTGGAGCCGGTTGAGAAACTGGAGAACTACCAAAATTTTCTGGATCAGTAGGTAGTGGCTTTTCACTTTTTTTATCTAAGAAAATAATTCTACTACATAAGACATAAGTTCTATATTTTTTATTACCTTGTTCGTCTTCGTAATTGTCATTTTTAATAGATCCTTTAACTAATACTTTACTACCCTTCTTAGTGTACTTTTTCATGTTTTCAGCTTGTGTTTCCCAGATAACGCAATTTATAAAATCTGGTTCTAATTCTTTGCCATCTTTATTTTTACCATTATTTACAGCTACAGTAAATTGTCCTACAGCCTTATTTGTTTGAGTATATCTTACTTCGATATCTCTTGTTAAATTTCCAACAATTGTTACATCATTCATTTTCTAATTCCTCCATTTTTCTTTCTTCGTAATAATAATCTTCATCATATAAATTTTCTTCTTTTTCTATTTCTTCAGGCGGCTCCGGATAAAGCCCAGCATAATATTCGCTAGTATTCATCTATGCCGCCTTTGGCAATGTAATTTTTACATAGCCAGCTTTACCCTTTTGCACTACTTCTTCACTATATTCATCCCACAAATCTAAATTATTTTCTTTAAATAAAGTCTCATTAAATTTTCTAGCTACTTTATCTTCTCCATCCGCCACTAAAGTGATCTTTACTCCATTTGGTGTTTCCCATTTCTTAATGTTATTATTTTCCATTGCCATTTTTAATTGAGCTTTTAATTCTTTAGCTTGTGTTTCAACTTTTTTCATTTCTACTAGTTGATTTTCTAAAACTACAATCTTGTTTGATAATTCAGTTAAATCAACTGGTAATAGTTCTTCTTCAGTAATAAATGGATTTTCTTTTACTTTTGCTAAATCAATTCTAAATTGTTCTACAGCTTTGTTTATTTCTTCTAATAAACCTTTATAGCTACTTAATTCAATACTATATAATTTTAATCTTTTACTATCAAATTTTTCATTGAAGTCTTCTGGTCTTTCATATACCGCTAACAAACCATTTTCACAATCAACATTAAACATGTAGAATAATAATTGCACTAAATACACTTTGTAGTCTTCTACTTTTTCATGTACTTGTGAAGTAGTTTTAATTTCTAATACTTCATGTTCATTGTAACCATCTAAATGACATCTAATATCTCCATTTACTTTCTTATATTCTTTAAATTCATAACCAGTACCTGCTGTTAAATTTAAATGTTCTCTTATCTTTGGTTCCATTACATTTCCATATTCGGTATACTCATTACCAGTAAAATCATTTTCTTTTAGTCCTGCTTTTTCTAGTAATAAATCAAATCTACTTTTAAATGGGCTTATTCCCATGATTATAGGGATATCACTGCCACCAATATATTTTTCTCTATCAACTGTTACTGCTTGCATTTTATTCCTCCTTACTTTCAAAATATCTTAAAGTTGCATTAATATAACTTTGTGCAAACTTTAATTTTTCTATTGCATAACTAGGATGCACTCCTTTTTGTTCTACATAAACTTCTAATATGGCTGATATGCCTTGTATTCCATCAATTAAATCTTTAAGAAATGCACTATCTCTTGAACCAGTAGAATAATATTCATCATAAACTACCATGTAATATTTCAATATTTTATCTAATTCTCTTGATAAAGATTTTTCAGTCATTTCTCTACAAAAATCATTATCCATTATTTCTTCTCACCCTTCATATCTTTTTGTACTTCACATAGAACATCATAGTAATCATCATTACTCAATTTTTTTCCTACCAATTGATAATCTTTAGCAACTTTATTCATATCAATATTTTTTTCTTTACAATACTTAATTAATTCTTGTCTATAATCTGGTTCACTTTTTTTATTTTGATTAGCCATAGCATTTTGTACTTCCTCAGCACTTGCAACACTTGTGTCTATTCCAAAACCGCACATCCCTAAAGCTCTACCAACCGCGCTTGTTTCACAATTTTCTATGTAGCTAGTCTTATTTATAAAAGTACTATTTTCTTTTTCATATGCCGTTCCAGTTGCTAATACTTTAGCATCTTGGTCCAACACCTCAGCTTTAAAAATACAAATTCCGTTTACGTTGCTTACCATCTCAGTCTTAATTGTTCCTTGTGGATACACCATTCTAAACGCTTTTATTCTTTGATTTACTTCCGCATAGTCTTTTCCTTTGACATCAGTAGTCTTAATAGTTTTATTTGCTTCTTGTATGTCTTTAAAAGTTATTTCTTTCATATTATCCTTCCTTCACTTTCTTTATAATTTTGCTAGTTTTAGTACCACTTTTTATTCCCATTTTTTGCTTAGTTTCCTTCATTGGTTTTTCTGGTACTCTCAAGTATCTGTCTGATTTTAAATCTTCTATTTCTTTTATGAAATTTTCATGATTATCTTTTACTACCGCTGCAAGCTTTCCCAAATATTCAAATAGCTTGTCCATATTCTTGTTCACTCTGATTAAATCATAATTAAGATTAGTTATTTTTTCTGACTTTTCTTTGACTTTATTTTCTAATTCTTTATTTTTGGCTCTTTCTAGTTCATAAAGTTCTTTGTAGTCATCTCTTTCTTGCATAACATTAAATCCAAAGTTCATTTTATCTAACATCTTTTGACTAAAATCTTCAATTTCAACTAGAGCTTTGTCTTTTACTAGTTCAGCCTTCTTATTTTTAAAAATCATTTCTTCATTTCCCTTCTTTTAAAAACCGCTACCTTAACCCCACTATATTGGCAAGTCTTTTTACCATCAGTTTCAACTCTGCCATCGTATAACATTTCCGTAAGTCTAGGACTTGCAAAGTTTCTTTCACTTGTAGGTATCCATCCTCGTTTACACATTTCTACTGCTATCTCTTTTGCAGTAAGACTACCTTTTTCTTCTAAGATCTCAAGTATTTGTGAATATCTCTTCTTTTTATCAACGTTTTCATTTGAATTACCCCTGGTTTCATATGTAGTTACGACTCCGGGCTTGTCCGGTTCGTAGTCATATATTGTCATTTGTTTCATGTTAGCTCCATTTCTTTTATTCTTTTTTCAGCTTCTTCTTTACTATCACAGAATTGGTAATAAAATTCTTTTACAAAATTTATATCTGCTTTAGTTAATTTTTCTACTTTTATTGTTTTGTTCATCCAATCGGGAACTATTTGAAAATCTCCATAATACTTTTTTGACAAAGCATCTTGCAAATATCTTAAAGAATTACTGTTCTGTTTTTTGCAATATTGAATAGCTTTTAAGATTTCCTCGCTTTTGTATGTTTCTGAAATTTCTTTAATAATTTCATAGTCTACTGGAACCAAATTACTTCGATAATTAGTTTCTATATAACTAATTAGTTTTTCTAAATTCACGCACGCACGCGTTTCCGTTCCGTTCTCCATTCTCCTATTCCTTTTCCTATTCCTTATCCTTAGAGGGGCTGGCTTTATTTTGGCTGTCAGCCAATTTTGAGCCAAGCTCTTATTTGGGTATATTTTTTTTACCATTTAGATATTGTTTATAACTATTATCTAAAGTGGGTTTTATTAATATCCAAAAAGTAGCTAAATCTCCAGTAAAATCAGGGTTAAAATCATCTTCAAAGGAATACTTAATTATTGCTTCATACATTTTGGCTCGATACTTTTTTGGCATTCTTTCGATTGCTTCATAGTAGCTCCGCATGAAATTAAATGCTTTTCTTTCACTTTTCATTAGCTCTCCTTTTTTGACATTTTTTAAAATTTTTGCTATAATTTAGTAGTTAAATTTTTTAAAAATTTAATCATTTTTGCACTAATTCTGTTTGAAAAGTTGTTGGATTAGTGCTTTTTTCATGTTCTAAATTAGTATTATTTGCTACTAATATTGACATTACAGCTACTACAAATAAGAAAAATATTGCTCCAGATCTTTCTTTAAAATAATCTTTTACTTCTTTTCTTAATCTTATTTTTTTCATATTGTTTCTCCTTTCTGTTTACTAACTTTTTTCAAATAATTTATATTAATATTAAAATATTTGACTACTCTTTCCATTGGTACTAAATTAGAGGGCAATTTATATCCGTCATTCAGTACTTCTTTTTTGATTTCATTAAATAATTCTCCAGCTTTATTTGCACCAACATAAGCTATTTTTTGAATAGTCTTAACTGATGCCCATTGATTATTTAAAATATCTAATAGTTCATCAGCTGTTGGTGGCGAAATTGTTTTTTTGTTCATAAGTTACGTCCTTTCGAGATTGTGTTTTTTTAGCAATTGCAGTTGCTTTTATTTGATTTTTCTTTATTCTTCCTTTAAAATATAATTTTGAAAGGAGGAATTATATTGAGTAAATCGAACATTCAAATAAATTTTAAAACAAAACCAAATGCTTTAAAAAATGCTATTAATCATTCAATTAATAATTCACAGTTCAATATAACTTGTCCAAATTGTCAAACAAGTCTTCCAATACTAGGTTCACAATTTGGTCACGAAGTTATCTGTCCATCATGTGGAATAAATATAAGACTTGATAATACTGGACTTAATAATGATATTAATAGACTTCAAAAAGAATTTGAAAAATGTTTTAAGTAATTTGTTTAACTTCTAATTTGGTATTTTTAATATCATTTAGAAGTTCTTTTATTTTTTCTAGTTTTTCTATTAACTCTTCATACCCAATAATTTTTATAGATATTTCTACACAATTCTTGTTCAT